TTTCTAGGAATAGCATCTTCTTTTGCAAACCCTTATGGTGTTTCTTTTACTGAGTTTGTTATGCCTGTGCAGCTTGATAATGCAGCAAGTATTGGTAAGCTTTTATTAGACTACAATAATAATACAAGAACAGGGTATCAAACTTTTAATGAAATGGCAAAAACTACGACAGGGCTTTACAGGAATCTTCAAAAAGTTGCAAATCAAGGGTTAGCTTCCAACAGGATGATCATGAATGACAAAAGGTTTAATCAACTTGAAAGGACTTACAGGAAAGCAAAGGATGTTTATATAGGTGCTGGTGGTGACTATGCAAGAACAGAAAAAGATTTATATAGAGACATGCTATTGCCAGCTTTTGTTAAAGGAAATAAAGATGCTTTTGCTAAAGCATATCTAACATCTTTGATGGGGTACGCCACTTATTATTACCATGATAGTGTAGAGCAAGGTAGGGTCACTACTGAGGCTGAAGCCTTTAAAAAAGCAGAAAAAGGCCTTGAGAAAGTGCTTAAAAGCTTAAACCCTGCTCAATTTTTGATAGAAAAAAATTACAGAAAAGTGTCTGATGGTAAAGTTAGAAGGGCTGTAGACAAAATTTCATGGTTAAAGCAAGCAGAGCCTGACAACTGGAAAAATATTATAAAAGATATGAAAGAAGGCGAGAAGAAATGGAAAGAAATGTACGACAGCTATATGCCCCACACATACCAATATATACGAAAGAACTTTAAAAGGTTATATCAAGACCACTTTAAGAAGTAGCTGTATCCTGTAAGTACCTAGCTATCAGCATAGAATCTGCATTATAAAGCGTTACCTTAACCTTAGGGTACATTGACATCGCTTTTTCTTTTATCCATCGCTTACGCTGTGTTTTTGTAAGTTTTTTAGGCACTTCAAAGTGCGACATCCATTCTCTTGGTATTATTTCTTTCATTTTAACCTCAAAAGACCCTGCAATTCCATGCCACATTCCATAGTTCATTCCAAAGGCGAATGCCCTTGATTTAGCATCAGTTGGGAATGCCCATACCTTTTCTATGCCTACCACTGTGTCAAACGTAGACCCTTTCATGCCTATGCCAAACAAAACAGCCATGTCTATTGTGTTGTCAGGGCATTTATATGATTTAATGTAGTCGCCCTGCAGTATTGTTATAGCCCCACTTTTCCCAGGATCTATCCCCACGAATGTTTTAGAATGGGAATTTTTCATTTTTAACCTCCTCTACTAGCCTGTCAGGAATAATACCTCTAGGATCATACATAATAACATGATCCCCATCGTATTTAAGCATAACATCCCCTGAGTCTCCATACCTAACTTTCGATGCTATGATCATTATGTCCTTCCTGTCTTCAGGTTTTCCTGATGCTTTATATTTATAATAAACAAAGAATACGTTTTCTGCTATTTGTTCTATTGCTCCACTTTCAGCTAAGTCAGACAATCTAGGCCTTGCATCACCCCTTGTCTCAAGTGCCCTGTTTAACTGAGAGGCTAGCACTCCAACACACTTGGTCTCTTTAAGTGCCCACTTGTAGTCTGATACAAGCTTTTCTAGTTGGAGCCTTCTGTCTAATCTTGAGTCATCCTTAGTCCCTAGAGTTACTAACTGTATGTAGTCATCTAAAACAACATCAGGCTTAAACTTTTTAATTTCATTAATTGTTTTAGGCAGGTCTCTAATATTATCAAACATCTTAAAGTTTTCCTCGCTGTATTTCTCAGTTATTAAAGACTTTACCCTTTCAAGTTCTTTTATAGACTTGTCGTCATAAACTCCCTGCCTTACACTAGTGTATGACAATTGCTGACTTTCCAAGGCTATAATTTTTTTGAGTACCTCTACATTAGTCAACTCCCTATTAAACAATAACACTCTTTGGCCTGATGCTAGAAAGTGAGATAGCAGATTAATAAGGAATGTTGATTTTCCATGACCTGGCCTTCCTCCTACAATAGTAATCTCCCCTCTTGTTAAACCACCTGCAAAACTATCTAGACCAGGATAGTCAGTCCTTACCAACCTAGACTCTGTATTTGTAATAGACTCTATAGCCTCCATAACCTCTGATTCTATGCTAAACTTTTTATCAGGTTTCAAGTCTATCAGTCTACCTATAAGGTTATGTGTGGAATTTAAAACATCAAACGTCTCAGACTTATTCTCTTTGGCCATTTGCTGTATATTTTGTGTTTTAACGATAACCTCTCTTAAAAGGTAATGCTCATACATTCTTCTTGCATATACAGTAGACTGATCCTTCATGCAAGTATCAGTAGTTATGTCTATAACATACATTTTATTTAATCCATAGGTTTGGTTTTCCTGTGTAAGATGAGAACACACAGTCACTAAATCTATATGCTCTCCATTTAATTTAAGTTTATTAAGAAGCTTCCATAGCTGTTTTGCTCTAGTGGTGTTAAACACATTATCATTAGCTATGTACTCAGAAACGATGTCGATATGGTCAGGATTATGGACAAGAGTCCCTAGTACCATATCCTCCAAATTGTTATCATATGGTAAGATTGTATTCATTCTTTCTCCTTTTTATGTGGTTTTTACAGTTCTGTCTGGTTCTTCTCCAAGAGTTCCATGTATCTTTTCATGGTAATTTTAATTGTTCTATGTGTTATCATGACCCCATTGCTTGTCTTTCTACCTAAAAACTTTAGATAAAATTCAATACGACCTTCATAAAACCTTAAAATCCAATCATCTAGCTCTTCTCTTGTTGAGAATCTGTCTGCGAACGATTTTGTTCCTTGCATAGCTTCTCTTCCATTTTGTTAAGTGCTTTACCTAGCTCATTAGAAACAGTATCTAAGTCAACATCATTAACTCTAAGAAGAGGCACGCCATCCTGGACTTGAAGATTTTGCAAAGGCTTGGCTTTGTAGTATATACCCCAATTGTTATCTTCAATAACCTTTTTTATTAGATCGACTATAGTCATATCTACCTCTTGTTTGTTTTCGTGTGATTTGTTTTCATGCTTTATGGCTCCTTCTTCTGTGAAAAAAGGAGTTCCATCATCAGCAAGAAATATAATTCTTAGTTCACTCTTCACTTTTCGACTTCTCTATGTTTCTTTTGGCCTTGACTTGCACATAGTTATGAAACTTTTTAGTTTCTTTTTTCCATTCTAAATATAACCCAAAAAGATTGTCAAAAGCATTAAATTTATATTCTAATGCATTTAGTCTTTTCATTATATTTACTAAAGCAATCTCAAAGTCTTTATTTGTAGGTTTTGGTCTTTTAGGCTTTGCCATTCTCTTTTCTCCATTGTTGGTATTTTTTACTATTTCTATAGTTACTTCCAAAGGCTTCAGTTATAGCACATTTTTGGCATACACCACCTAATTCATCTTTTGTGATCATGCCAATCCATAGATACATAGGGGATTTATGCTTGTAATCAATGCACCTTACACATTTAAAAGCATGAACTATCCCCTTATATATCATATGTTGATTAATCTGTAGTTCCTTGTGGGTTTTTTTCATTAGAAGCTTCTTTCTGCTCTTCCATGATTGTTTTTGTTTTCTTTTTTGGCTTTTCTGGTGATTTCTTTTTATCTCCAACTGCCTCAAGAATCTCATTAAGAGTTTTTTTCAGCCCTTGTACTTCTCTTCCTAGTTGATCTATTGCATTTTCCATGTCTATTGCTCTTCCCATAACGCCTCCTTTTATTTTAGTTCGTTAACTTTCTTTAATAGTTTGTATGGTACAGGAAAGTGGAGCTTGTTGTCAAGTTCAAATCTTTCCATCTCTATATTGTTTGTATTTATTGTTTTTGCTAAGTTTTGTATAGAAAACTGAATCACTTCTCGTTTATACATATTGAATACAAAAAAACTAAAAGGCATTTCTTTTGCCCATTCTTTGTACTCCTCAAGATCTTCTTTTTTAAGCTTAACCAATCCATCCTTTCCACAGCCTTTAACTTCTAAAAAGTAAGCGTTAGGTTTTTTTAAATCCATAACGATATAGTCAGGGGTTTTTCTTATGACTTTTTTAATCTTCATCCAATACCTAACACCAAATTGATTGCTTGGCTCCCTCTGATCAGGGCCATATCTCATTACCTTTATTCCCTTTCTATTTTCATAGTAAATTTGCATTTCATCTTCAGCAGGCGTGGTTTTTGCCCTTTTTTCAAACGATTGTGTACAATCCATTTTAAAGTACTCCTTTATTTTTTGTTCAGGTGTTTTCTTCATTTATTAAATAACATAGCAAATTTAGGTGTATTATCTCCCATGTATGCTCCCATTACATTAAAGTTAAAATATTCTATAGCTTCTTCCCTGGACATATCCTTACATAGTATGTCTATACATTTATCTTTATCATAAAGAACAACAGGGTTGTCAGAAAAGCTGTCTACTATGCCTATAATTGCATCATCAAATCCATCAGCCAATAATGACTCTTGGTTGTACTCAGCTATCAGTTCTTTCATCTCACTCAGCCTCATCGAACATCCCCCATAATATACACAAGTAGGTAATAGCATCAGTTAGCCTGCCCCTAACCCCTTCTCTTTGAGATCTATGACCATTAACGTGAGCAGCAATACCATCTATATGCTTAATAAGATATGTTAAAGCAGCCTTCTCTTTAGTAATATCAGCAAAGTCTGCAACTCTTTTGAAATTAGCAAACACATCATCTACATCTCTAGCATACTCCCTTTGACCTTCTTTATGTGTTTTTAATACTTGTTTAAAAATGCCTTCTATTCTCGTACACATCACTTCATGCTTCATTACCAATACCTCTCCATTTTCTTTTTGTTTTTAGCATACCTGCTTTTAGATTTATTGTTATGACACTTTTTACATATCGTTCTATATCTCAAATAAAACTCTACTTCAGTTTCGTTCTTTTTGCATGTATTACACTCTTTAATTTCTCTCATTCTGTCTTTATATGTTGCTTGTCCTGGATTTCTCATATTCCTCCTTAAATTTATGCTAGGGTGCTAACGTCTTAGCAAGTAGGAAATAAGGATGGTCATGAATAAAGACCATAGAGTTAACCAGACTCTAAAAAACCTACATCCCCTAGCATTTTCCTCTCATCGATAAATCTAATGCAGACTGAAGTTTTTATGCTGTCTCAACCAAGACCTAGTGCAACTTTCAGCCACTCAATTCCTTTTTCATATGTTGTGTGACATCTAACCTTGTTCAATTAATCAACAAAAATCCAACAATTTTAATTAATGAGCAAAATATGTCAAGTGTTTGTCTGCATTATTTCTTCAAGTGCCTGTATATTGTGGCTCTTGATATATTAAACATCTTGGCAACCTTTATAGGGTCTCTCTTAAATAAATGCACTAAGAGTCTCATAAACATTGCCTTGATTGGTGTAACTTTAGCCTTCATTAGAATGGAAGGTCATCGTCACTGACAGGTTTCTCAGCAACAGCTTCTTTTTGCTTACCATCAGCCCAGGCCTTGGTAAACTTTACTTCCCATCCTTTCTTCTGCTCTCCATCTTTGTTAGTCCAAGGCTTGCCTTCTTTCACTACAGCAGTTACAGGCTTACCTTCCATAAAGTCAGTAGTTAACTCAGGAAGCTCTTTAATAGTAACTTCTTTGCCATCAACAACTGCCTGTTTATCTACAAGTGGAAGCTTTAAATCCTCACAGAATCGTGTATACTGTGTATTAGCATCATTAGAAGGCTTTGTTATTCTAAAAACGCCTTTAGCTTTGATTTTCTTACCTGCATAGTGAGAACCATCTTTAGTTACATCAGCACCATTCATCTTAACTACAAATTGATTCTGTGCATTCTCAGGTGCAATCTCTACAAAGAAATTGTACACTGTGGCCTCATAATCAACGCCTTCTTTCTCCCATGTTACCTTCCTGGTATCAGCCTTAACTATATGTCCAAAGTGTTCACCTTCTGACATTGGAACCCATTCAGGGTATTTTGATTTACCTGTTGTTTCTGTACTTGGTGTGTTTATTGCATCGTTTATCATCTGTTCATCCATTGTTCTTCTCCTCTGTTGTATTTTTAAAATCATCTGCTTCTACTTCTGAATATACACCATACTCATAGGCATTAATTAATTTAAGGACTGCTCTATCTATGCCCCTTTTTTCAGCCATTGCTCCATAGTATACATTCTTGCAATTCATCTTGCCTGCTTCTCCAACTGTTGTTACTTGTTTGCCTTTCCTATCCTTCATAGTAATCAGGAATCTAACATTTGTGTCAGTGCTTAAAATAGATTCTATGCTTACCATTTCTATTTGTTCATAGTTTGCTATTTTAGTAACAGCATCATGGGTTAATATGTAGCTGTTATGACACTTCCAAAAGTCCACCCCTTCACTCTTAGAAAGGAATGAGTATTTGTTAAATAAATCTCTCATGTTCATTAATAATCCTCCTTTTTATTTACCATTAAACCAGTTTTTTCCCACCCATCAGGATCGCTATAAGTGTAGCTTAATCTAAGCTGTTCATTTAAATCCCAACCTAAAGCCACCCAAACATCTTTTGGTATGCTGATAACCCCTTTAGAGTTACTTCTTAGAGTTACTGTTTTATAGTATTTCATCTCATTTCTCCTTATTTTTTGTAAGGACTGCCACAATGGTCAGCAAATGAGCAGTAATTACATACCCACTCTGCCTTAGGTGATGTACCCATCCTAAATGGTGGCAATCCTCGCTTATGCTCTTCGTTTATCTCTTCCCAATAAGTCTTGGCCTGATCAACATACATCATTGAAATTGGGTGAAATTTAAGATAAGAATTGTCTTTGTTGTAGTAACATAGACTCATGCTATCTAGCCTCCCAAACTCTTTGATAACCCCTAAGCCATAACTTGCAACCTGCAATTCATGATGATTAGACTGATTCATGTCGACATTTCTACCAAACTTCCTTTTGTATGGAAAAGAAGCAATGGTTTTAAAATCGATAAGATGAACTCCTTCGTCATGAATAACAAGATCGTAAAAACCTCTGATGTTCAGGTCTTCAACAATTACTTCACCCTCAATATCAAAAATATTTCTTTTTGTATTATCTCTATAATTTTTTTCTTTGCTATAAATATCATCGCTATAAGTATTATTGCTATAAGTATTATTGCTATAAGTATTATTGCTATAAGTATTATTGCTATATAGAGAGAGAGCTTTTTGAATATCTTCATGTACCAAATTCCCTAGTCGCATGATCCTCGATGACTTTTCATTGGGTTTGTTTGTTGGTGTTATTTGCTCAATAGATTCGAAATACAGCCTCCTACTGCACATCCCAACAGCACTGATGTGGTAGTACTTCTTTTTGCCTGAGTATCTCTCCTCGACATTCTTTTGATTCTCAGCCTCAATAAAGCTGTGGTATATTTCTTCTATTTTCTTTGATATTTTCTTCATGATTTTCTTGAGTAGTTTAATTGGACATAATCAGTCAACAGTCTCAATAGATTCTCATTTAAAGTTAAGTCCCTTCCAATCGTTATTTGTTTGAATTTCTTCCACTCTGAATCAGGTATGTTTTTTAGTAAAAATGTTCTTTGCTTTTCCTTACTCATAGTCTATTCTCCTTATTTTACTTGCAATGCGAATAAATATTGCATTGTAAGATAATCATTATTTTATAACCAAACAACCCTTTTGTTTAGTTCTTTTTCTTTGTTGCTTTGTCGACAGACATATCAAACCTTCTCTGTCCTATCTCGCTGTTTGCTCTTATCATTGCTCTAGCTTCTTCATAATCAACACCATGGTCGTGACAGGCATCATTTATTTCCATGTGGAACCTCTCATTATCTCTATCAAGAAACTCTGAGAACCTGTCTGTTTCCATCATAGATTGGACTGTGGCCACAAACTCTAGCACTTCTTTTGCTTCTTGAATAATACCTTCAGTTATTTCAAGCTTTCCAGATGTTATGCCAGAGAGCAGTAAGGCCATGCTGTGTAATGCCCCAAATAATGCATCGTACGATGGGAAGGGCATTAGTTCTTTTGCTAATGAGTACTTTTCATCTTTTTTCATTAACCCTCCCCTTTGTTTTGTTTTTCTTCATATCTTTCATCTTCTATTGTACTTAAAAACTCATCAACATGTTTGGCTACATAATTAGGGATGTCATCAATATATTCTTCAGTGCCATCATCCCATTCAATTTTAAGGTTCCACCATCTTATTTTATCTACTATCATTACCCCTCCTCTTTTATACTTTTATTGTAAACCAAATCAATACCATATTTCATTAACTCTTTTCTGATATCTTCCTTAGGCGTGTCTGTATTACCATCATGTATATCTCTAAGAAGTCGTATCATGCTTGATATACTTTCATCAGCACTTACTCTATCTTCTTTGAGTATATCCATATAGTGACATATATTATCCCATCGCTTTTCATCTTCCTTGGTTTTAAAATCGATAAGATGAACCCCTTGTGGGTTTAACACTTGCAGTATATCAAACAGTTTATTCCATGTATTCATTATTCTTCCTCCCCATATTCTTTGATTTCTTCTTTACTAGCTTCCCATACTATATCATCTATGCGAGACCCTAAGTCCTCTGATGCAATCTCCTGTATATTAACAAGTGCATCCAAAGGGTCATCAGCTTTGATAATTGTGTCTATTGTATATTGAACTATATACCATTTTTTCATATTATTTACCTCCTCTAAGTAAGTTTGTGAAAGACTGCTCCATTTCAAATAGTGGCCAACAGACATCGCATACGTTATCTCCAAAAGATGTTTTAGTAATCTCTTTAACTGGCTTAGATGTCTTGCACTCACTACACACGATGTGATTCTGATAGGCCTTAACTACTCTTGCTCTTGCTTTTTGTCCTCTTTTCATATTATCTCCTTATTATTTACTTATTTGACTGATTATTTCTATAAATGCACACGCTAAAATAAAAACACCTATTGAAAATATTATTGTATCTACCATGGTTATAAAACACCTCCTATTTTAAATTGTATTAATCCCCAGTTACTTGCTATCCAATTGCCTAGTGCTATGACGTAATACCAACAAAGCAAAGACAATAACAATAAAGACATATATATTGATATTCTAGTCATGACTGCTTTTAACATATCGTAAACCCTCCTGATTCATCACAGAATACTGCAAAGTCCCTGACATTTTCCACATCAAATGGATACTCAGCAGAATCCCCACATTTCTCTGCAGTTTTAAAGTACTCCTTTGCATACCTGTCTACGTCACCCCTTTCCAAAAGTAAAAACAGGGTTACAGCGATATCCTTGGCCACAGCTTCATTTACCTTATAACCTTCATTCCTGTTGCCCTGTTGATATACATCATTAGATAGATTACATTCTCTGCACACATACGTCCACAAAGGCCTCCAATACCACACACTGTTTCTAAAGTAGGCTCCAACATTAACTTTTTCATATTCTCTGTTTTGCTTAAGGTATTTGTCCTGTTCTCCTTTTTTAAGTTTAAAGAACTCGTTAAAGTCGTTTCTTACTTTTTTTAGTAGTGGTGTAGCTTTCATGTGTTCTGTTGGTTTGATTCCATATAAATCCATTCCCATTGGTTTTCTCCTTTTTGTTTGTTATTTAAGAACCAATATATACTTGCTGTGATTCAGGTGCCCTGTTGTTATATATTTTATTTAACATATCTTTGAACTGATTTGGGACATCTCCATCATGGATATATTGAGGAAACTTTTTTAGCTGTCTCATCATATGGCTGTGATCGTATTTTTCTTTTGCTACACAAGAAACAAAACCTCTTACAAAATTTGCTTTTTTGTAAAATGTCATTTTTCTGTTTTTCTTAAAATCCTCAACATATCTTACAACTTTATCTCCTAAAGACTTAGTCGATGCAGTCCATATTCCAAGTTCAAAGAACTTTTGAGCATTTGAGCATGAAAGGTCATAAGCATAGATTTCTCTTAAAGCGACTAGAGAAATGCCTGTTTCATCATGAACCTCACTAAGCATTACATAATCCTCATTTTTGTGATACAAAATCCCATTGTGCAAGTAATTTATAGGTTTCCAGTTTTGCCTTGTATCTGATATATTTAACTTTATCATTACCTCGTTATCATCATATCCTTCAGTGTTGACAATATCACAAAGTATAGGAAGCTTTTTTTCTTTAGCAACTTCGAACCTATGATGGCCATCAAGTATCTTGAAGGTTTTTTTCTTTTTATCAATAAAGCATAATATAGGCTTTGTAAGAATACCATAATCATCATAAGAAACTGACAATCCATTTAAAACATTTTGGTTGAATATTCTTTGGCCTTCAGAATTTGAAACTTTAGAATGGTCATAAACAAGCACCTCTCCTATTGTTTTTATATGCTTTTCTTGTACTTCGTTCATTTTTATTATATTATTCATTTATTTATCTCCTTTTTTTATGTTAAACATGGGATGTGGCTTATTCCTATCGCTTATCTTTCTCATTACCACCCAATCCCCTTCATCTAATACTCTATACACTAGTTCCTGTATTACTTCTGACTTTCTTCTCTCTCCATCTGCCCATAATTCTTCTTCTGGTACTTCTTCCCATTCTTTATTCATATTACCACCTCCATTTTTTAGTTTCCATCCATGAAAATATTGTTAGCATTAAATACACTAAAAAAGACATTATTGCTACTGCTAACCCTATTGCTAACAATATTGATATTAAAGTAATCCCTATGCTTGTTATATTCATTTACTCTCCTTTGTTTTTATAAAATCTCCAATAAGCTGGGTGCTTTTTCTTTCTTTCTTTCTTTCTTTAAGAGTTTGAATCTCTGCACTTATTTCTTCATCAATCAAGGGCGTATCTGCTACAGGGCTTCCATTTTCTACTGCATTAATTACAAATTCTAAGGCCTCAACCCATCCCTTGTTAATGTTATAATCATCATGTGTTAAACTGCTACCAACTCCTCTTTCTTCTAACCTTATATACTGTTGACTAGTTTCCTGACAATGCTTTAAAACTCGTTTTATTTGGTTTACTGTTTTCTTATCCATTGTTGTTGTTCTCCTTGTTTAGTGGTATTTATAAGCTATATTCTTGATATCTTTGTTCCAACATAGTCTACAATCTTTACATTGATTGTCCTGTTTAGGTGCATTACATATAGTGCTATTTGTAGTGCTAGTCTTTATTACAGATGATGTATTTTCATACCCTGTAATTTCTGCATCAATCATGGGAGCAGATACCCTTATAATTAAATTATTTGGCGTTTTGTTGCCTTCTTTATAAAATCTAGTTATTAGTTTATATTCTTTTGTTGGTAACCAGTGTTTAATATTTGGTGTGTTTTTAGCTATTTTTACAATGTTTAGTAAAAAATCATATGAAGGTATATCCCCACTATCAAACCATCTAAAATAGCCACTTTTTTCATACTTGTTTAAATAGCTCGAAAATGTATCAACCCATAAATTTGTATCTTTGTAATAATTATTTAATTTCCTATCATGGTTCTCTTCATGCTTTTTCTTGAACATATTATAAAACCCAGTCATCGCATAACACCCATCACATACAGAACCCTTAATTTTAGCTAGCTTACTTCCATTGTTGCACCTCCATGCAGATAGATTAAAACTGGCACAGGGCATTTTTGAAGTACTTGAAAGCCCTCCTATGATTGTTAGCATTTCTTTTTTATTCATTGTTGTCCCTTCTTTTTTTGTAATTGGTTGTTAAATCATTTTGAATGATACTTAATTTAAATTGATATTTAAAACAAGTCAATAATAAAAATAATAAAAATAACAAAAATAACTTGTATTATTTAAAAATATGTAATAAAATAGAGGAGCGTTACAAATCAACTAAAATAAAATAAGGGCTTAAATTAATGAAATTAATATTAAATAATAAAGATCAAATGCTTTTTAAAACATCTATAAAAGATAATAAAATATTATTAAAAAAAATTAAAAAGTATATTTGGAATATAAATATAGTCAGTAGGTCAAAAAAAGACTTCAACCCATATTTAAAAGACTTTATTAAAGAAATACAAGAAATTGATATTAATAATAGTTTTAGTATTGATTTATGGGGAGCTAGCGAAATTCAAATATTTGGTGACAATGGCTTAATTGATCTACAAATAATAGATTTAAAAGAAATACAAGAAATATAATAATAACTAACAATAATAAAATAAGGAACTAAACCAATGAAAATAAATAAAGACAATGCAATTTACAACAACTTTAAACAAGAAATAATAAAAGATATAAAAGAAGAAAATAAATATAATGGCTGGAGCAACTATCCAACGTGGGTGTTTAAATTATGGATTGATAATGACCAGTATTTATATAATGATATTTATAACTATATAAAACAAAATATAAATAAAAGGTTTATAATATCCATATCAATTGAGTATCTACAAGACATAGCAGAAGACATGACACAAGAACAATATAATAACAAAGGATCTTTTACCAATGATTTAATTGGTTATGCATTAAATCAAATCAATTATAATGAAATTGCACAGGCTATAATTGAAGACATAAAGCAAGAATTAAACTAAACCAAGTTAAATAATAAGTTAAACTAAATGAGGTATAATATGAATACGAATAAACAGACACGAAATAAAAGTAAAATGATAAATGAACTAATAACCTTTAGCTGCCTATATAATGTAGACAGGACAGAACTCCAAAAACTATCATATCATAAAATAAAGGAATATTATAAGTTATTTAAATACTAGAATAAGCCCCATAAAGGGATAAATTAAGCCACATTTTAAAAGGTGTGGCTTTTTTTATACCTGCGAAATTATCCCTCCAAATTTAATCCAAAAAAATATCCATAAATTCAACTTAATAACAGAAGTCAAACGTAATTTTCAACGTGCACCCCCCATAAAAAAACACTCTCACTCATTCTGAGGTAATTTTTTTCAAATTTTATTTTTCAAAATTTTTTCAAACTTTTTTTTGTATTAATTCTTTAATCTTTTTTTTGCTATATTAATATTGCTATAATATATATAGCTATAAATATTGTTGCTATAATATATATAGCTATAATAGGGGGAATTTTGATATTTGGGTCAGGTTTTCGTATATTTCGAGTATGGACATCAAAACAATAAAAGGCGTTAACCACTACTTGTATGACAATATTAATGAATTTAAGGCACTTACAGGCCTTTCTGTTGTTGTTGATGATTGGAGGCAGGCAAAAGAGGGTAACTGGACTTATACTGATGATGGTTACATTTGCCAGATCTTAAAACGATTTACAGTAAAAGGGCTTGGGACAAGGAATCCTTTGTGTGTAAGGACAGTATGTGGTACGTTTGTTGTTACTGGTAAAAAAAAGATGCTAGGCGAAGATGGCGTGGCCCAGAACATATTTACGTTTTCTGGTGAAACTCCTAAAAACCTTAGTGAAAACAAACAAATGCTGTTTGCAAGGTATATGGCATCAGGTCTTAGCCCAATAGAATCTTACAAAGCTGCCTGTCCAAATGCAGAAAGCGAAAAGTATATTAAATTACAGACATCTAAACTCTTAAAAACAAGAGAGGTACAGAAAATGATTAAAAAAGAAGTTGTCGCTACGCTTGAAAAGCAGGGAGTAACCCCAGACTGGATAGTTGAAAGGTACAAGACAATTGCTGATTTAGCTGAAAAGGACTCTGATAAACTTAGATCCTTAGAAAGCTTGTCTAAAATCAGTGGTTTGTTCGAAACAGAAGATAAAAAATCTGAGCAGTTGACAGTTTTTGCTGGATTTTCACCTAAACAACTAGAAGAGGTTAAAAATGGGGAAACAAGATTACTCGCACATGGCGAAAAAGAAGAGAAATGACGATAGATGCACAATTTGCGAAAAAAATTTAAATTTAAATGAATTGCAGTCAACAAGAATTGGCATGTTAGACGAAAAAGATGAATTGTGTGGCTGGGTATGCCCACATTGCAACAGTCAATTTGATTTGTATGACATCGTTACGAATATTTATGGAGAAATGAAAGTAGAAGGAGAAGCTTAGTGGCAGAGCCAAGCAATAAAAGTATAATAGATAAGTTTTTAGATGAATATCTTGTTGAGGGAGTCCCATCTCCTGGCTTTGTAGGGACTACATTGGATCAAATGCAAAAGTTAACAGGCAAAGAGGCAGGTGCTTTGTATGACTCTTGGATGAAAGATATATATGTACCAATGAATTTTAATCCTTATAGCGAATTTAAAGGCAAGGGTGACACTCCAAGGCAGTATGGGCAGCATGAACTGTTGCACTTTCTTGATGATTTATATGCTCCTGATATTAACCCACAGGAAGTTAGCAGGGGCACATCTCCAGCTCAATGGGGGACTGATGAACTTAATAATCAGTTAAATTGGGCCAATATTAACAAAATGATAGGTTCTATGCCTTTTAGACAAGCACAAGATTTAGCCAATACAGTAACTACTGATTCAGGTCGAAACCAAGAAATATTAACATATATGCTAGACTCTGGTACAAAGGGCTTTGCAACTGGCACAGGAGCCTTAACTAACACTGTTCATAATATTTTAAAATCTAAAGAGCCACAGTTTGATATTAAAAACATTGTGTCATTTATGGGAGATAGGGAAAAAGTATTTGATATGTTCGATAAAGTCACAGAAAATAAAATGACAGAAGAAGGGAAAGGACATTTTAGAAGTCGTAAAGATATTAAAGTTCAAGATAAATGGGGTTCGAGCGTAATAAATTAGCAATTAAGGAGAAGTATAATGCCAAAGTTTGGTAAAAAATCAATAAGTAGACTAGAAACATGCCATGAAGACTTACAACAAGTCTTTTATCAGGTAATTAAACACTTTGACTGCACTGTTCTAGAAGGACATAGAGGTGAAGAACTGCAAAACAAATATTTTGACGAGGGTAAATCTAAAGTCAAGTTCCCTAAGGGTAAACATAATGCTAACCCAAGCAATGCTGTGGATATCGTACCTTGGCCTGTCGATTGGGATGATACAGATAGGATGTATTACTTTGCTGGGTTTGTTAAAGGAATTGCTGCAATGCTTGATATACCACTAAGATGGGGAGGAGACTGGAATGACAATACAGAAGTTAAAGACACAGGCTTCAAAGATTTACCCCACTTTGAGCTCAAGCAATAAGCTTAGCATACTTATCCTTCTTTGGATACTAGATAAAGTAATTATGGGCGTAATGTTTATATTTTTTAACAAATAAGAGGTTTTAACAATGTCTATTAAAACAAAAGATGCTAGACTTAGGCGTGCTGGGGTGTCTGGGTACAATAAACCCAAAAGAACCCCTGGTCATCCTAAAAAATCACATATTGTTGTTGCAAAAGAGGGCGATAAGGTTAAAACTATACGTTTTGGGCAGCAAGGCGTTAAAACTGCTGGCAAACCTAAAGCAGGGGAATCTGCTAAACAAAAAGCAAGAAGAAAGTCTTTTAAAGCTAGGCATGGCAAAAACATAGCAAAAGGCAAAATGTCTGCTGCATACTGGGCTGACAAAGAAAAATGGTAGTCATATACTAAAAATTAATAACATGAGGAGGAACGATGAACTGGGGTGCAATTATCATATTTTGTGTGATAGTCGTCCTTGGGGAGTCTAAAAAAGTTTATGAAGCAAAAATTACAAAATATAGTTGTCCAACCTACTGTATGGTTACTCACGAACATGTACAACCTTTTATTCAAATTAGTCAGGACAGCTTACGAGTGGGCAGAAAAGAAAATAAATAATTTAATGAATGGCTAATTTAAATCTAAATGGCAATGTTTCGAAGAACGAGGAGATTTTACAACTTGCATACAATGATTTAATTGCATTTGGCAAGTTATTCTCACCTCAAGACTTCTTAGCAACTAAATCCCCTAAGTTTCACTATGAAATGGGAAAACACCTATTAGACAAGAATAAACAGCAATTAGCACTTGTTTTGCCTAGAGACCATGCAAAATCGACTTTAGCAGCCTGTGCTGTTATGCATAGGTTCTTATTTGCCACAAAAGAAAGACCTGAGTTTATTGCATGGGTTGGTGAGGCCCAAGATCAGGCTCAAGACAACCTGGCGTGGATACAAAACCACATTTACGACAACCCAGCTATTCATTACTACTTTGGCGACCTTGAAGGCGATAAGTGGACAAAAACTGAATTTACCCTTACAAATGGCTGCAGAATGATAGCAAAGGGTACTGCCCAGAGATTAAGGGGTAAAAAGCAGTTTTCTACCAGATATACTGGTATTATCCTTGATGATTTCGAATCTGAGCTAAATACTAAGACTCCTGATGCAAGAAGGCATATTAAGGACTGGGTTACTGCTGCAGTGTATCCAGCGATTGATTTTGACAAAGATGGGTTTTTGTGGTGCAATGGAACAATTGTTCACTATGACAGTTTCTTAAATGGAATAGTTAAAGGACATAGCGATGCAAAGAAGACTGGGGAAGACTTTTCCTGGGATGTTGTTACCTACAAGGCTATTCTTGATGATGGCACTCCATTGTGGCCTAGCAGGTGGCCTTTAACTAAATTAGAAGAAAGAAAGCAATTTTACATCGATTCAGGGACTCCAGCTAAATTCTACCAAGAATACATGAATCAAGCTAAATCTCCTGAAGATCAGATATTTTCAGAAGAGGACATAAATGACAACTTTTATACAGGCAATGCAAGATTTGACGAAGAATGCAATTCGTGGTATATCAAATTTGAAAATGGAGACACTGAGTACATCAATATATACATTGGTGTGGATCCTGCCTCTACACTTGGTGCTAGGAACGATTATAGCGTTATTATGGTTATTGGGGTTACTAAGGACAATGATTACTACATTCTTGAATACTGGAGAAAAAGAGTGTTACCCATGGACTGTGCAGACCAGATATTTAAAATCGCTGAACGATACAAGCCAATCAGACGAATAAACATCGAAACAATATCTTATCAGGAAATGTTAAGAGATTATGTTCATAAAAGAAGTAAACAGGAAGGAGTCTTTTTGCCTGGCATAGAAAAAGGTATTAAGGGTTATGGTAACCAAAAAAAGAAAGATAGGCTTTTTGAAGGGCTGCAGCCTATGTTTAAAGCTGGAGCTGTGCACTTAAAAAAGAATATGCACGAATTAATAGGTGAGCTGCTGGATTTTCCTAAGGGCACACATGATGACTGTATCGATGCCTTCTGGCTGTCGACTCAGTTTGCCAGAGGAAATCCTAAAGCTGCTAATAAAAAGAAAGAAAAAAACGCTAAAGGTGACTGGCTTAAACCCAAAAAGGTTTATAACTGGATTACTGGAGCAAGGAGATAATTTGCATAACAATAATAAATGTTATAAATTACGACCATGATTCAAAAGGATAAAAGAGCAATTGAGACACAAGAGCTTTTCAGACGATGGCAGGAAGCTAGGTCTGATTGGGACACTCAAGCAAGAGAAGATATTGATTTTTATCTAGGAAATCATTTTGATCCTAATGAGCAAGACGAGCTAAACTCAAGAAATCAATCAAGCACCCCAGTAGACAGGCTGTATTCTGCTATTGAGCAGTTTAAAGCTATTATTACATCTAAGCCACCTAAGTTTAGTGCTGCTCCAAGAGAAGACTCTGATGTCAAGCTGGCTAAAGTTTGGAAAACTATACTAGAGTACACTTGGGATATATCAGATGGTGACGAAATGTTTAAGCAGGCAGTGCATGATTATGCTGTTACAGGCCTTGGGTACTTTTATGCTTACACTGATGTTGAGGCTGACTATGGCAGGGGAGAAATAAAATTTACAAACTTAGACCCATTTAGGGTTTACGTTGACCCAAATGCAAGACATAGATACTTTGATGATGCTTCATCTATGATTGTTTCTACGATTTTAACAAAAGCTCAAGTAAAAGATCTATACCCTAAATTATCACAACCTATTGATGAAAGTGGCAAACTGTTAATAGATGAAGTAGAAACTATGACTGATGATGATGACTACCCTGCAGCAACTAATGTTAGGAACAAAGGGTCATTTACACCAGATGTAGTCAAAGACTATGATTATGGCAACACTGCTGGTGAAAAGTACAGAGTCCTGGAGCATTACTCAAAAGTTAAAATGCCTTACTTTAGAGTGTTAAACACTCAAACTGGCGATGAGCAGATTGTTACTCAAGAAGAAATGCAAATGAGGCTTCAAGACGAAAAGTTTCAAGTAATGATGGAAAAGAATCTTGTTGATTTTGTAGAAGTCCAGCAGACAAGAATTAAATTATGTTGCAGTGTAGGGCAGATTGTTTTGTATGAAAGAATATTAGATACAGATATATACCCAATAGTACCACTTCCAAACATATGGACAAACACTCCCTACCCAATGAGTGATGTAAGAAAAAATAAAGATTTTCAGAGGTTCCTTAATAAGATGGTATCACTTATAACATCTCACGCCCAATCATCATCTGGGCTAAAACTCCTCGTGCCCCAGGGCTCAATTCAAGATATGGAAGAACTTGAAAGAGACTGGGCAAACCCTAACGCAACTATAGAATACGATGCATCTTTAGGGGAACCTCACTTTCCTGCACCACAGCAGCTATCTAACTCAATTATTGAATTACCACGAATGATTGAAAAGTATATTGATTTAAACATGGGTATTTTTGAAATGCAGCAAGGCAATGCAGAGGCTGCACCTAAAACATCGTCTGGAACAATGATGATGGAAGATTTTGGGCAAAGACGTTCTAAGTCTAAGCTAAGAGACGTAGAAGGAAGTTTAAAAAGATTAGGTCGTGTTATATACAATTTATCTAAAAAGCATTACAACTACTATAAAATGTTTAGAGTTGTTCAGCCTAACAACGATATGACTGAATATATGGTTAATAAAAAAATGTATGACGACCAAACAAAAGAATTGCAAACTATTAAAAATGATATTACAGTAGGTCAGTTTGATATTAGAGTTATAGGTAACTCTACCATGCCTTCTAATAAATGGGGCGAGTGGGATATCTATATGCAAGCATATCAATCTGGACTTATTGACAAGCACGAAGCTCTCAAGAAAACAGAAATATTTGACAAAGAGGGTATCATGCAAAGAACAGATATGGTTGCACAATTGCAACAGCAACTTCAAGGAGCTCAAGAGCAGATCAAGAAACTTACAGGTGACTTGCAAACTGCTGAAAGAGAGCAAGTATCATCACGAAAAAGAACTGAAGTTGAGAAATTTAAAGCTCGTCTTAAAGAACATGAACTGTCATCAAAATCAGAACAGGTTATATCTGCAAGGCGATTTAACGATGCTGTTAAACTCGAAAAAGAGAAATTACAGAACAAAGGGTAGTTAACTCAAGTTTTTTGAGAGATAGCACAAACAAGGAGAAAAGTGATGACTCAAGATAACAATAACGCACAGGTAGATGGACATCTTCAAGGTGAGCCCATTGATGGTGTAGGGCAAGATGTAGAGACTCAAACCAACGAGAATCCTGTAGATTGGCAACAATCAGCAAAATACTTTCAATCTGAAAAGGATAAACTCGCTGCTGAAAATCAACAGCTGCAAAAATATAAACAACTGGGACAATTTTTGGAGTCACGTCCAGACTTAGTACAGGCTATGCAAGAAAAAGCTGCAAACCCTAATGCTAGGCCAAGTGGCCAACCAGAAATACAGTTAACAGCTGATGAATTTGATCCATGGGAAGCCTTTAATGACCCTTCATCTAAATCGTACAAGTACAGAGAACAGCAACAAGCTCAACAGATTAACAGTGCTGTACAACAGAGAGTAGGAGCAATGGAAGCAGAAATGCAAAAAACTGCTGGAATGTCTAAACTTCAAGCTGACTTATCAGCCAGAGGTTTAAGTCCACAGGAAGTAGCATCTTTTGTAGAATTTGCAGATAGACACCCTGCTAGCTATGGTATTGATAATGTGTTGAAAATGTGGCGTTCAGTTGTTTCTGAGCCAGCAACTGCTAATAATGCTAACTTAGATCAAGTCAGAGATATTCAATCTACACCTCAGGCTGGTGTTCTGCAAGGGCAACAACCAGAAGTTAAGAATGAAACTGACCAAATGTGGGATAGTATAGTGGCTGCAGGAAGTAGAAGCAAGGTGCTTTAATTGTTAATAAAACACAATAGGAGAAAAAATGGCTACTTATAATAGTGGACAAGTAAAATTTGGTACTCCTGGTGCAGTTATTGATAGTACTATACCATCAAGAAGACTGTATGATTTTAGTGATCGAGTCGCTGATCTAGCCCCAGAAGAGTCACCATTTTTCGTTTATTTGTCAAAAGTTGGAAAAGTACCTACATCTGATTCACAGTTTAGGTTCTTAGAAGATAGAACAAAAGTTTCTATTACAGATAGAAGCTTTAAAATTGATGGAGCTCAGACACTGGCTGCTCCAGGTGGAACTACTACAGTTCTTGTTGATGTTGGAGGTGCATGTGTAAACTGGCTTATTAAAGGCATGGTTGTTGAATTTGCACAAAATGTTAACCTTTCTGGTGGTACTGACACAGAATCTGTAACTAGAGCAACAGGTAGAATTGAATCAGTTACTCAAAACTCAGCTGATACTTCAATTGTCGTCAAGACTATTGCTGCTACTGCTGGTGCTGCAACAACAACACTTGATGATGATGCTGATGCTGTTGTTATTGGAACTTCTTTTGCAGAAGGTTCTGGTGCTCCAGATGTATGGTCTCAAGAGTTAGATAATGATTATGGATATACCCAGATCTTTAAAACAGCTTGTGAGATGTCTAATACAGCTAGAGCTACTGTTTACAGAGGTTATGCTGATGAATGGCAGAGACTTTGGAATCTTAAATTAAGAGAGCATAAAGTTGATATTGAACGATCAATGCTTTTTGGAATGAGAGGTTCACAAGGTGGTATCCAATATACTGAAGGTATTGTTGGCCATATATTACAAAATGGTACTAATACTGGTGGTGGAGCATTGGCTGCATATGCTGAAGATAAGCCTTATTTAGGTGGATGGGCAACAGATGAAATGACCTATGATAACCTACTTGGTGCTTTTGAAGTGATGTATGATCCTGCAAGGGGTGGTTCAAGCAATAAATTATGCTTGGCTTCTCTTCCAGTAATATCTCATTTTAACAAAATAAGTGGATTTGCTGAAGGTAGTATGACTGCATCAAAAAGTCAATACAACTTTGAAGCATCTACAGGGGCATTTGGTCATAAAGTTATGAAGATTGAAACTGCTCATGGTGATTGTACTTTAGTAAAAGAACCATTGTTCAGGAATAATTCTTCAGGACTTATGTGCTTTGTTGATCTTGATCATGTTTCATACAGACCACTTGTTGGAAATGGTGTTAATAGAGATACTTCTATAACAACAAATGTTCAACAGGCTGATGAAGATTTAAGAAAAGATATGATATTGACTGAAGCAGGTCTTGAAATATCTCTTCCTGAAACTCATGCAGTTATTAATTTGGAGGCAATCTAATATGAGAAGTGATAAATTAAATTCAAATAGTAATGCTTTTGATGCCAGTGTTGGAGGGTTTGAGTTTATCAATGCATCGAAAACTCTTACACAGTCTGACAGTGGAAAAGTGTTTGCCTTAAACTCAACATCTGCTGTTACAGTAACATTGCCTACAGATTCTAATTGTTCTGTTGGATGTCATTATAAATTTATTGTGCAAACAACAAATGATAATGCATACAAGATAATAACTGGTGATGATGCTGACTCAGGTGGAGATGATTTTGTTGGTGGGGTTATATTAGCTTCTACTACAGCTGGCTATGGCCATGCAGTAGTTCCAGCAGCAAATGATTACGAAATTGTCCTTGATGGAAACCTTGCTGACACAGGAGGTGAAAAAGGTTCATGGATCGAAGTTATGAAAATAACTCAAGATGAGTGGATGGTTTCTGGATGTGTTTACAGTGATGATGCTGATTCGACTGGAACAGCTTTATTCACAAACACCTAATCCTAGTAAACTACAACAGTATTTTGGGAACTGTGTGGGGAGTCAATAACAGGCTCCTCACGAATCCCATAAAAATTTAATAATAATATATTTTAGGAGAAAAAATGGCAAATTATGGTGATACAAATACAAAAGTTAAAGTATTTATTCATGATGCTAAAGTAGGAGATCAATCTGGTGATGAAGGCACTATAGCTAGAGATGTTCAAGATTATATTGCTGGGATAGATAGTACTAATAATGCTGTTATTTCTGTTAGTCATTGTCAATTAAAAGGTGATAGAATTTTGACAATGGTAGTATCTGGACTGACTGTAGTAACTACAGCATAATTTATAAACACTTAATGAGGAGGCGTTATGCCAAAAGTAGGAAAAAAGAAATTCTCATATGACAAAGCAGGTAAGGCAAAAGCTAAAGCATATGCAAAAAAAACTGGGCAGGCAGTATCAGGCTATCAAAAAGGTGGTATTGTAGACATGAAGAACCCAATGATGCCTGACGACATGCAAGGTTTTGCAGCTGGAGGAGTTGTAAACGCTATGGATAGAAGTCAAAACATCCAGGGTTATGCAGAAGGTGGGAAAGTAAAGTCTGATTCACCTTTAGCAAAAATGAGGGCAGAGTTAAAGAAAAAGAATGAACTAAGAAAAGCAGAAAATAAAAAATTTGAACAAGCAAGAAAAACTTTACATACAAAAGGTGGCAAAAAGAAAAAATCAGCAGTTGCTGATACTACCAAAAAAAAGAAAAAAAATCTTTTTAAAAGTGATCTTTTTGATGAGTTTGAATAATGGCTATTTTCGTATACGATAAAAACAAGAAAAAGGTAGTTCCTATTGAAAAGGCTACGAATAAAGTTGAACTAAAAAGCAACAATTGTGCTAATTATGTTAATATGAGAAAAACATGGTCAGGCCAAACTCAAGTTGAATTTAGTTCTACTACAATGGAACAAGATATAGCAGACAGGAATAAAGGAAGATAATGCAGACTTTAAAAGAACAAGTTAACAATCTAACAAATATAGATTTTTCTGACGATGCTGCTGTTGCTGATTTTTTTACTGAGGGCCACAGAATGGTTGTTGCTAACTTACCTCAATCTTCAGCTTTAACTCAATCAGCTACGTCTACGATAACATCAGGGACATTCTCTGCTGTTAATTTGTCTGAAGACGACATTTTACTTGTGACTAGAAGCAATGGTACAAATGCTTTTCAATGCAGAAAAATACCTATAGACAGTGTTTATAAGTATGCAGCTTCATCTGGGTACTACGAAGAGGCTACTGCATTAGACCCTGCATGGTACATAGAAGATGGTGCACTAACTGTAATCCCAACACCTGATAGCAATGGAGCTAAAATTAAATACAGGAATTATCAATCTTTTGCTGCTAGTGGTAGTGATAACTATGACATAACAAACGCTACTGAAGTGCCTAATTTGCCTATAAAAACAAGGCATATTGTTATATTGTATGTTGGTATTAGGGTGTGCGAAAGAAAGCTAGTAGAAATAAATTCTACATTGCCTGCTGACTTGGCAGTCCCAGCAATAGAAGAAACAACAACATCTTTGCCTACATATACTGCACCTTCAGTTATATCTTTACCAGCAGCACCTGCAAGCATTGATTTAAGCGATGTTCCTGCATTTCCTACTTTTTCTGCACCAACAACAGTGTCAGCCCCTGATTTTAATTATTTATCTCAAGCAATAGAAACTGCTAGTGATTTTATAGAAATGGAAACAGCTTTAGATGATGAAGACGCTGAACTGTCTGGAGCAAGAGGTCAAAAAATACAAGCTAGAATATCTGAATATAACGCTAAAGTTAACAATGCTGCTAATATATACAGAGAGCAAGTAGACGAGTTTTCACAAAAATTATCAAAGTACAGTCAAGATCTTGGGACAGAAACACAAAGAGTTTCAACTTTAGTTCAAAATTTTACCCAAGAAATAGGAAAAGCAACATCCCAGTCAACTGCAGATTTATCCTCATATAATGCTAAAGTTAATACTGAGGTATCTAGATTTACAAATGATTTGCAAAAAAATAGAACTGATTTTGATACTGCATTGCAAAAGTATCAAGCTGAGATTCAAAAGATAAGCACAGAAAACTCATCTAAAATGGCAAAGTTTGGGAATGACTTACAAAACTTTAATGCAAAAATACAAAAACAGACTGCTCTATATCAATGGGTTAGTCAGCAATTACAAACTATAAGAACAGATTTTAACGAGGCTATGGGTGCTATAGGTGGTGGAACTGCAGCAGCACCACCAGCCTAACAATAGGAGAAAATAATGGCAGCAGACAGAGCAACAGTCAGCATATCAGCTTCACTTTTACCAGATGAAATTAAAACTGCTGTAAGTGGGACTACGACATACGATTTAAATGATTTAGGCAGTGATAATAAATGGATATATTCACTAACTATTATAGGCAATTCTAACACAGATGCAATAAAAGCAAGTGTTCCATTTTTAGGACAAGGAACAGCTGAAGAAGGCTCTACTGCAACAGTTAATGGAACTGATGATGTAGTATTTTTATTTATTAAACACACTGGAACATCTGATGGAAGCACTGCAAATACAAGTAAGTTGTTTTTAAATTTAAGTGGTGCAGACCCTAGTGGAGGTGGTTCTGTTGGCGATATAGTGCTTGATGCTAATGAGTGTTTTTATGCAAAGCTTTCTGATACAGAAATTGACGATATAAATGCTGAAGCTGATGGCTCGTCTAATATACAAATTCAAGTATTTGCAGTAATTGATGATGGTGGAGTGTAAACCATGACACTTAAAAACTTTTTAAATATGATAGAAATGCAAATGGGTAGACAGTCTGAAGGTCTGTTAATTCAATTAATGAATGATGGTTTAGATGAAATAGCCACAACAAAGCAAAACTATCAAGTAGCAGCAGCTACAGATTTAAATGCAAAACAAAGATACTATGATATTGATGACTCAATGATTGATATTATACGAGTAGAAATACTTGATACAAACAATAGGTATGTAAAAATACCAAAGCTTGTTGATGCTCACAATCTTCGCAAGGATGACACTGATACAGATGGCAGTGATGGAGATGGTGCAAATAGTACAGTTAACTAGGAGGGTTTATGGCAACAAATAAAAGAACACATCCTGATGATTATTTTGCATGGTATAACGATGACCAAAGGCTAGGTATTGTCGCAAGAGCCTCTTCTAGCAGCTCTACAGATGGATTAACATCAGGAGAGTATGATACATATCTTGACTCTAGTGTAACCAAGGGCCTGAGAATACACTTTCATTCTAAATTTGAAGAACTTACAACCTCTTCCACAAGGACAAGTGATTTATTTACTTTGACTGGCCTTGATAGTGGGATGCACCCTGCTTTAATTAATTATGTAAAATACAGACTGTTCGAACAACAAGGTAATGAGCAGAAAGCTCAATACTACTACAATCAATTTTTAACTTCTGTCAAGAAATACCCTTCAAGAAAGTCTGGAGTAAGGGCCTTGACAGTGCCTAGGATATAAGGATAATATATGGCAACAACCTGGACAAAAGATACTGCAACAAAGGCTACAGGAACATCAGTAACAACAAGTACAGTTATTGATATAGCTGATGGCCAAAGTCTTAACTTTAGAGATGCTGATAATAATAATATAATTACGTTCCCTGAGTCAGGAACAGGCACTGTTGTATTTAATGAAAACAGCACTGCAATGGACTTTAGAATTGAAAGCAATAGTAATGATCATATGCTTTTTGTTGATGGAAGTGCAAACACAATAGGAGTAAATAATAGCTCCCCATCATCCACTCTAGATATAACTGGAACATTAGCAGTATCTAGTACATCTACTTTAACTGGCTTAGTAACAGCAACAGCTGGAGTTAAGCTAGGAAACAACATTATATATGCAAGTGATGGTGATGCAGCAATTACTCTTGACACCTCAAGCAATGCGACCATAGCTGGAGATTTGACTATCTCAGGTGATGATTTGTTTATGAACACAAATACATCTGGATATGTGCTTGTTGCTGATGGGACAAATTACAACCCTGTTGCTATTAGTGGCGATGTAACTTTAAATAGTGCTGGAGCTATTACTATAGCAGCTAATGCTGTTGAGGGTAGCATGCTTAATACTAATGTAATAAGTGGGCAAACAGAAATGACAGGTGATGTTGCAGATGCAGATGAACTACTTGTGTCAGACGCAGGAACTGTTAAAAGAGCAGATTTTAGCGTTGTAAGAGATGCTGTGTTTGCTGATGTTAGTGGGGATGCTGCTGTTGCTTCTGGTGGAGCACTTACTATAGCCAACGATGCAGTAGAGCAAGCAATGATTGCTGATGATGCAGTAGGTGCAGATCAACTAGCATCTAATGCTGTTGTCAATGCTTCTATTGCCTCAGGTGCAGCTATTGACATGGATAAGCTAGATGGAGACTCACTAGGAACTGCAATAACAGATTTCGCACAAGATGATTTAATGGTTCTTTCAGATACATCAGACTCTGGGAATCTTGTAAAGATGACTACTTCTAACTTTGAAGATGCTATATTTGGAAATGTTAGTGGAGATGCAACAATAGCAGCAGGTGGTGCTTTGACTATAGCTGCTGACTCAGTTGAAGGTACAATGCTAAATACAAATGCTGCTGACACTTCGACTATAGAATTATCATCTGATACGCTGTCAGTGTTAAAAGTTCCTAATGCTTTAACAGCAGGAGATGGAATTAGTGCTGCAGGCACATTTGATGGAGCAGCCTCTAGAACATTTGCTTTAGATTTAAAATCAAATGGTGGAATTGTAATTGAGTCAAATGAGGCAGCTGTAGACTTAGGAGCCAGTTCTATTACAGGGACATTAGCTGTTGGAGATGGGGGAACAGGGGCTACGACTTTAACTGATGGTGGGATATTGCTTGGAAGTGGAACAAGTGCAATAACTGCTATGGCAGTTTTAACTGATGGCCAAATGATTGTTGGTGATGGAACTACAGACCCTGCAATAGAATCAGGTGCTACACTTAGAACAAGTATTGGCGTAGGTACTGGAGACAGCCCACAGTTTACAAATTTAACTTTAACAGGAGACCTTACTTTATCATCAGGTGAAAAATTATTTCTTGATGGAAGTACAACAAGTTATATTTATGAAGCTTCAGATGATATAGTTCAAATTGTAGTAGGTGGAGATAAAATGATAAGTTTTGATGAAGCTAATCATTATATTTATTTTGGGGACACTTCAGGGCCTACATCATTACCTGTTGGATTTACACAAAATACAGTATCTTTTAATAATAGCGATACAGTTGTTTATTTTAATTTAACTGGCCAAAAACAATATGTAGAGCTTACTGACAATGTAACAAATATAACATCTAAAATGCCAGGTGTTTCAGCTAGTTTTACTTTAGTTGTTAAGCAAGATAGTACTGGCGATAGAGTAGTTACAAACTGGAAAGTAAAGGACTCTGGGAATAATGATGCAGCAGGCAGTGCTACAGTATTATGGCCAGGAGGAAGTGCTCCTACATTGTCTACTGGAGCAAATGATATAGATATTATTAATTTTTATTGGGATGCAACTAATGAAAAGCTATTTGGAACAGCAGCTTTGGATTTTAGCTAATGGCATTTAAAGACCACACATTAACATTTAACGACACAAAAATTGTGGATACAGACCATGATGGTATGGAAGTTATGATGAGTTGGGAAGCACCTATAATGGAAAAAACAGCTGAATATATTTGTCAAAGTAAAGGAGATATATTAGAGATAGGATTTGGTATGGGAATATGTTCTGATTATATACAAGCTCAAGGTGTAAATAGCCATACTATAGTTGAAATACACCCTCAAATACTTACAAGATTAAATGCTTGGGCAGCAGATAAGTCTAATGTTACTGTTGTAGAGGGTGACTGGTGGGCTGTTAAAGACAGCCTAAACACTTATGATGGTATATTCTTAGACACATTTAATGATGATAGCTGGCTTAACTTTAAAGCCTTTGTAGAAGCTAAGGCTAAATCAGGTGCAGAAGTATCATTTTGGAATAACTTTGAAAAAGAATTTAATGAGTTTGGGTTTAGCAATATATCGTTTGAGCAAGTAGCTGTTACTCCTGATGCTAATTCATACACAAATATATCGTCAGCATATTATATGCCAAAGGTGTCTGTATAATGGCTTATCAAAGTAAAATTATATTTCCTTCTAATGATGCTGGGCAGGCACGAACAGCTCAAAGTAGTTGGAGCAATGCAAGAGATGGCTCTACTGGTACTGCTATTGCTTATAATTCAGATACAGCCAATATCTATTCACTTTTACAAACTGGAAGAGGGGGTGCAACTTATGGTGTTTCTAGGTATTATATTAATTTTGACCTTCAATCTAACTTACCTTATGGTTCTGCAGTAATGAGTGCAAGTTTAAATTTGTATTACAATACTGCTGCTGGAGCTCAAAGGATAGTTAAACATAATGATATTGGGACTTTATTTTCAAGTGGGGATTTTGATGCTTGTATTTATGCTTCTGGAGGCACAAACAGTAATGAAGATATGTTTTCTTACAGTGATTCTTATACGCCTTCTAATACATCAGCCTATACCTCTATAGATTTAAATGAAACAGCATTGACTGACATAAAAAACAATGCAGGCACAAGTGGCTCTTCGTCAGGAATTTTTTGTGTAGCAGCAGTCCAAGAAAGAGACTACACTGATAGTGCACCTAGCGATAATGCTGATTATTCTAAAGTTTATCAAGATTATTATACAGGAACTGATAGAGACCCTTTTGTTAGAATAATGTATGAAAAGCCACAACCTATATGGTTTGGAACAAACTTTTAAATAGGAGAAAGTATGTCAAAAACAAAAGAATATAAAGAAATAAAAGAAAAAATAGAAAATCCTAAACTGTCTTATGATGAGGTTATGGAAAATTTAAAAGCACAACTTTCTCAATATAAGCACGAAGCTGAGAAATTTAACAAACTTGCTCTAAAGGCTGAAGGAGCCTTAGAAGTTTTAGTGCAAATGAAAGAACAAGAAGTAGCATCTAAGGGGAAAAAGTAAATGGAAGATACTCTTAAAACAGCAGCTTTTGGTGTTGTAGGCTCAACTTTTAGTTGGCTAGAATGGGCTCCTCCTTTTTTCAGTGCCATGGCTGCTATTGCTACTTTAGTGTACATGCTTATTAAAATATATAAAGAGTTGAAATAGTTTTTTGGGAAGAATAAAAAAAGATAAAGGTGTTGTAAAAAGAGCTATTGTTACACCTGACAAGCATTTTCCACTTGCAGATATGCCTGCAATTAAATGCCTAAAGAAAGCAATAGAAATAGTAAGACCAGACACTTATGTTGACTTAGGAGATGTAGGAGAGTGGCATGGCTGTTCTCACTGGCAGTGGAAGAAAAGGAAAAGACCTCCACTAGAGTATCAAACTCCTTTTATTGATCAAGATATAGTTGATGTCAATAAAGGGATGGACATGATAGATGAATCTCTTGACAAGGCCAAGTGTAAAGATAAATACATGCTTGAAGGTAATCATGATGATTGGATGAATAGGTTTGTTGAAGAGCACCCTTATCTAAAGGAATATAGGTTTAAAGAATGTGTAAAGTTAAAAGAAAGAGGATACAAATACTATCCAATGGGGAAGTACTTAAAGCTGGGAAAACTAGCAATGTATCATGGACACCATTTTGCTGGTGTACAGCATACAAGGAATCATCTGCTTCGTCTGGGAACCAATGTTATGTATGGACATCATCACGATCTACAGCAGAGTTCAGTAACTCATTTAGATGGAGTTAAGAGTGCATGGAGTGTTGGATGCTTAAAAGATATGACAAACGAACAAAATGCTTGGCTTGGTGGACGACAGCACAATTGGAGTCATGCATTTGCAATAGTTGATTTTTATGATAAAGGAAATTTTACAGTGCACATAATACAAATAATAGATGGTAAAACATCACTGTGGGGAGAATTAATTAATGGGAACTAAAAAGAATACTGATACTGTACCAGCCATGCTGACACCAGGGGAGTTTGTTATAAAAAGAGACTCTGCTCAAAAGATTGGCTACGATGCTCTTGAATTAATGAACGAGACTGGTAAAGTGCCAGATATGAAAAAACATGGAGGACAAATGGCAGGTTACTTAAAAAGCAAGTTTTTAAATGGAATGATACAAGGTTATCAAGAAGGTGGAGAAGTTGACAAATTTCCAGAAAGTGAAGCAGCAGGAAGAATGTTTCATTTTGCAGATCTTTATGGGATGGCAGAAGGAGAATCAGAAGAAGGGCAAGCAAGGAGTATTATGAACAAATTAAATGCTCTTACCAATTATACTCCTCATGGCTCTTATTCTGAGGCAGGATTTGCAAACAAATATGGAATAGATCCTAGTACAATGTCTATAGACACTTTAGCGTATGCACCATCTGGAACTTCAGGCTTAACAAAACTACAATTATCAGGCATTGATCCAAAAACTGGTGAAGAGAAAATAGTTGATCATTTTCAAAATCAAATTAAAGGATCAACTGATTTTGCAATGGATAAAAGTAAAGCTATGAGGGAATTAGGTGTTGATCATTTTACTCAGCTAGATATGGAGATGGGGGCAATAGAGGGCCTTAAAAGGGCAAACGAAAAATCTGGTATAGCAGATTACATGTTAAAGAATTTTTTTGGTTATCAAGAGGGTGGTAAAGTCCATCAGGGAGGTCGACCAATAAATGTTTTAGACATAGTAGAAAGAACTGGCCCTAATGTTTTTACTCCAGGTGAATTTACAGGTGCAACAGACAGCATGATGATTAATGGTCTTATTGATTATATTATGAGCGATGACTATGATTCTGAAAAAGGATTAAGAATGGGGCCTAAAGAGAAAGTAGACACATTGTCAACATTTGGAAGTAAAAGTGCTGCTGCTGATGCTGCTGTTTCTGCTGGACAAGGAGCAAAGCAAAAAGCTATGGTAAACGCTACAATGCAACAGAAAATGTTTGAAAATAAACTTATGGGAGTTGGAGCAGAGGCTATGAAAGGCTTAATGAAGCCAAAACCATAAATGGATCCTATTGCATTTTTAGAGCAGTTTGGGATCCCTTTAACTGTTGCAGCTGCCTTTGGCTACTTTATATGGAAGCAAAATCAGTTTATTCAGAACGAGCTAATGGAAGAATTAGATGAACGTTTTAAGCGTTTAGAAGGGATAACGATTAAGCTAATAGACCAAATAAAGGCCACACAGCTAGATTTTCAGGCACTTAAAGGTTATGTAGAGGGTATAGAGCATATATTAAAAAAACTCTTTAAAAGGGAATATAAGGACAGATAATGATATTCTTTCAAATATTAGGAACTTTAATACTAGGACTTGCTGTGTTTGCATTTTTTGCAATACGAGCTTTAAAAAAAGTAGAAAACATGTATTTAGATGAAAAGGTAAAAAAGTAATGCTGCAGGGTATTTTAATAAACAAAGTTATTAGCATGATAGCTAAACAGTTTAAATTAGACAAAGTATTATCATATGTAGAAAATGACAATGAGTTAGACTACAAAGTTAACTCAATTGAAAAAAGATTAGATTTAATAGAAAAAATGGCACATCCTCCAAGGGAGTTTGTTAGCTGCAAAACATGTGAACAAAAAATACAAAGTATAGGAGACGAAGTAATATGATACAAAACATGATAGTAGAATACCTGTTTAACGAAGAGAATAAAAAGAAGCTCATTGAAGAAATGAACAAGGCAATTGATATTCCCTTTATTGGAGAAAAGACAGAAGCCAAGGTCTTAGATGCTGTTTGGGACAGTGTTGAAGAAGTATTAAAAAACGCTATTCTTAAAAGCAAGTAATGCCCAAAACTCTATACAAGATTACTAACTTTGAAGGTGGTATAAACAATAAAAATAATCAGCGAGACATAGCTGACAATCAACTTGTTAATGCTACTGGTGTAGACTTGTCTGTTGTGGGTGGTATTAAGATGGGTGGCTCATCTGTAACTGATGCAACTATTCAAGGTACAGACCCTAATGCAGGAAGTTCTGCAGGTGAAATTCACGATATGAAGGATGCAGGGGGAGATGATGCTAATGGGCAGAATCTTGATGTTCCTAATGGCAATGGACTTTTTACATTTAATTCTGATTTTGATTTAGATGGTGAAGAGAACTCAACAAGTATGCTTGTTACTGTATCTCAAGACCATTCAAATAATACAGCGATGGCAATATTTGACCCAAAAGCTGACTTAAAGTGGTGTGAAGGTGGGCCTACAGGAATGACAGATAAGACAATGATTGACTTTGGTGGCGATATTATGCCTACAAGCCCTGCATTTTATTTTTCTAATAATGGATTAAGAGTTAGTGCTGGGACAAACAGTGCTGATGGAAGCAGCAATAGAAATGCCAACAAATGTTTATATCATACTTCAGCTGTTAATTATTTTAGAGATGCAAGTGGCACTGCTTTAACTACAGGAGGGGGTGATGATGAGGCAAGCTATACTTTAGGTGCAGGGTGGTATTTAACTGACCAGGAAATAAAAGCCCCCACAGCTAGCACTCGTGCCCTTACTGAAGATGCTGTAGGAAGCAATGTTGGATGGAACGCTATACTTATGCATAGAAGTCCAACTACAAATACTGGTAATCATTTTGACAACAATGGTGATGCAAATATTGCTGTTGGGGATCAACATCAACCTCTTACAGATTTGTTAAATTTAGGTGGTCTTGGATTTAGTTACGATTGCGACACATCAAAAGGAACATGGACTGGTATATGGGGTATTTATCATTCTTATGTTTATTATGATATGGATTTTGGAGCAGAATCTCCTGTAAGGAGAATAGAGTATGGTGAGACATATTCAAGTGCTACAACTGGAGCTTTTATGGTTGCAGATTGGAGTAATGATTCTACACCTGTGGCTACTGCTTTAGACAATGATACAATAAAATTTAGAATCTATATAAGAAATGGAGATACAGGAGGTGCTGCAGCTCAACATAATTTTCCTGCTACTAACCATCAAGTAACAGAACAGGATAATCCTGACGCTCGTATAGTTGGAATAAGAGTGTATGCACGAAGGTTAGACAAGACATCAATTGGAACCCCTTATACATTTGGAGGGGACTACTTGCACCTTGTAGATATTAGCTTTAAAGATGGCGTTAGGAAGTTTACTGACAAACATTATACAGAATGGGGAGCTGTATCTGAAAATGGATCTAATACTATTGACCAAGGGCTAGTTGCTTGCCCTGCAGATGCAACTAGTTCATTTTTTGAGTTTGAGAATCCCCCATCATTAACATACCAAGATATAAATGGATACCCTGCAGACGATATTATACATGCAGAGCAATATAAAACAGCTGTTGTTATAAACAGACAAGCCTATATAGGAAATATAAGACAAGACGATAGAAACTATCCTGATCGTATAATGGTATCTCCTCTTGATAAACCAGATGTATTCCCAAAAGATTATTTTTTAGATATAGCCTCAAATGATGGAGATTCTATTGTTCACCTTGAATCACATGGAGATAGGCTGTTTTGCTATAAAAAGAATAAATTATTTATTATAAATGTAGCAAATTACGATGCTCAGTATTTAGAAGCAGAATATGACAATATGGGAGTATCTAATAGAAGCCAAGTAGCAAAAATGCCTACAGGTATAGTATGGGTTAACGACACAGGATGTTGGATATTTGATGGAAGTAATGTTAATAATGCTATTAAAGGAAAAATAGATCAAAACACATGGTCATCTTTTTTAGGAACAATACCTTCTGTAGCATATGATGCTAAAAGTAAAAATATAATTGTTGTAAAGGATTGTGAAGGAGCTTCAAATGGTGATGTATATTTATTCCACACAGAGACACAAGCATGGACATTCCACGACAGTTTGTTTTCTGACTTAGCTGCTGCAGATGCACGAAGTAATTTTGTTTCAGTTAATGGAGTCCCATTTTGTTGGTTTTATAATGACGATGACACTGCAGGAGACAATAGGTATGGCCAATTTGAATCATACAGCTCCACAGCAGAAACAAGAGCTAGTGGTGAATTTGTATTATTAACTAAAGATATAGATTTTGGACAGCCTGCACAAAGAAAAAGAATTTATAAAGTATACGTTACATATAAATCTGGTGACACTGATGGTAGTGGGGATGATGAAGTTAGTAATGTTCAAGTAATGTTTGATGTTGATGGAGCTACTGGTTATGATAAAGTATTTAAAAATGGTGATAATTTTACTAGCGATGAATTAGATGATACTGATGCTGTGTGGAAAGTTGCTGTATTAGAACCTAATCAGACAAGTGATGTTAATAATATTCATTCTATACAATTAAAATTTACATGTGATAATACAGTTCCTTCAACATTTGAAGTTAATGACATATCTATAGTATATAGAGGTAAAAAAGTTAACTAATGGCTGCAGATAGAAGAGATATTAACAGGCTCAATATTTCTAAAGGCTCAAGGCTTAGAAGAGCAAGCACTAGAGAATCATTGTCTGGGGCTGGCAATGCAGCTGATATTAGAGTTACTCATACAGATGAAGCAGGGATGGTACTTCAAGCAAGCACAGGTGGTGGCAAATACTACTCTGTTCCTTTGTTTGACTTAAACAACCCTGAACCTAAAACACCTGGAATTACAAGGGCTGGTGAAACAATTAAAATAACAGCTGACAATGTTCTTATTCCTAACGACTTAACTGTAGCTGGTGTAGTAAAAGGAGCTAAACAACCTACAGAATCTGGGTTAACATCTTTAACAACAGGTCTTGATATTAGGGGTGATTTAATAGTAGGAACTAGAGAAGATACAAATAATTATATTGTTTTTAATAAATCTGTAGCTGATCATGTTGATTCAGGCTCAAACCTTGCATATATTTTATACAGGAGTAATGAAAAATCAATTAATTTTCACACAGAATCAAATGAAACTTTAACAATAGATTCTGGAGGCTCTACATTATATACTAATTTAGATATAGGCACAGGATCAGCAAATAAAAATTTAACTACTTATGGGACTATTACAGGTAAAGCTGGAAGCCATGCTGGAGGCACATATAATTATACAATAAGTAATCTTACTTCAGATAAAACTCTTGATTGCAATAGTACGACTTTAAATGAAGTGGCAGATGTTTTAGGGTCATTGATAACAGACTTGATAGATATAGGTTTATTAACATAAAATTGGAAATTACAAATGAATTTATTAAATTACAGAGAAGAAACATTAACAAATATACATAAGAGAATATAATATGGCATCAACCTTAGATTATTTATTAGCAAGTAAATACGAAACAGCACAGAAAAAACAAGCTGAAGCAGTACAGAGGGCTGCTGAAAGGCAAGCTAAAAAGAAAAGTAGGTTTGGTGGATTTATGAGTGCTATTTCACCTTTTGCAGGCATGGCATTAACAGCTGGATTAAACACTCTTTTGCCAGGAGCAGGATTTTTAGCTAAAGGGTTAATGGGGGCAGCAGGAAGCTATTTAGGCTCTCAAGCTACTGAACAGTTAGGAAAAAAGCTAGGATATGGCCCTGACAAGGAATCAGATATATTGGCTAGCCTTCAAGGTGCAGCTGGAGAAAAAGGCGATATAGGGTATGGAGGCTTTGATGCTGGTGCTTATGCTGAACAAATAGGTGGTGCTGAAGATTTTTATGATCAATTAGAACAATCGCAAAGAATGGGAGCTTTAAAATCAGGTTTAACTGCAGGGGCAGGAGCTTATACTGAAGGAGCAGGCATGTTTGGCAGTAGCCCTACCATAGGGCAACAAAGAGGTGGAGGTGTTTTAGGCAGATATGCAAGAAAAGCTGGAAGTTTTATTGATGATAACATTATGAACCAAATGCCTGAAAACATTCCTTCGTCTCAACCTATTAACCTTCAACTTCAAGAAGGTGGCGTTGTGCCAATTCCTGTTAGAGATGGTAGAGATAGACAAAAAGGAACTATTAATTACTATTCATTATATTAAATAAAGGATTAAATGGCTACTTTAAAATTTTATGATGCAAATGAAGATGGGACATTTAATGTTAAGGATATAAATCAAATCCTTCAACAACATCCTAATCTCCCAGTAGATAAACAGCAAGAATTTCAATCAATAGCAATGGGGCTTGTTGGTCAAGGTGGCATGGTAACCCCTGGAGCTGATATCCCAGGAGCCCAATCTATTCAATATGATGATCCTATGTCAAGTTCTATGTCTGACACTGAAATAGAAGCAGGCCAATTAGGGGCAGGAGCAACAGGTACTGTTATGGATCAAGGTGTTGGAGGAACTTCTGGATTTGGCTTTGATAGCACTGGTGGTGGTTTTAACCCAACAGACAGAGAAGAAGTTGGAAATTATTTAAGAGATACTTTGGGTTTTGATGAAAATCTCGTTTCAAAAATACAAGGAAACATTAATTTGTATGACCCCACAAAAGAACAGCAATTGCAAACACAATATGGGTTTGATGTGGGAGCTCTGGGACAACAACAAAGAGGCTCTATACTAGAAGGAATGGCTGGTGCAGGTCAACAAGCATTTGCAGGAAGAGGTCTTGTTAGTGGAAGAAGAAGAGCTGGTTACAGACAAGGTATTAGCGAAGCACAAAGACAGTTTGAAACAGGGCTTGCACAAAAGCAGTTTGGCTTAACTAGTAATATACTAGAGGCTCAAAAAGACTATGATTTTGTAGGAGAGCTGAATAAGTTAAAAGAATTAGGACAAATAGATGATGCAGAATTTCAGTCTGCTACAGATGCTATTAGATATGAAGAAGAGTTAGGAAAGCAAGGAAATGTCTCTATGGGTTATCCTACTCAGCAAGAGTATCTTGACTCTCAGGACATAAGGTCTCAGTTTAGTGACAACCAAACAATAAGTGCTACAGCAAGTAAAGCTGGAAAATTAATAAATGTCACAGAACTTCCAACAGATCACTTTAAAGGTTATGGTCTTGATTCTTCTTTTGAGCCAATATACAAAGGAGCTGAAAATGAAGAAAAAACATATACAGTCTTTCCTACACTAGTAGGAGGAAATCTGGAGGCAGGCAAATATTTGCCTTCTGTAAAAGATGAATATAAAATTACTGCTAAATGGGAAGGCCCTTCAGGGCAAGGGAATTGGAATATAAATAAAACTAAAGTATAAAAAAGGAATAATATGGCAGATATACTTACTTTATTAAAAAAAGCAGAAAGAGATGCAATGTCTGAAGCATCAGACAGAAGAAGGCTTGTTGGTCAAACTGAGTTTGTTCCAAGCAGTTGGGAGTTAATAGGGGATGTGGCTCAATCTATTGCTGGAAGTATACCTGCATTACAGAAAGAAAGAAGAGTTAATTTTACTGACCAAGCTAACAACTTGGCACGAATGGCTGGCAACATAGTTGATGAAAAAGGATTTAGTGCTTACAGTGATAGAATAACTAGCCTCCTTAATAAAGTAAAAGATGACCCTAAAATGCTAGATGTGGCAATGGGTTTAGAAAATACGTTAAATCAGAAAAAAAATCAAATAGGCACTTATACAAACGCTATGTCTGGGTTAAATGATTTTTACAATACAGATATAGTATCTATGGATTCTGCAGATGAGTTTGGTGGCGTTTTAAAGAACTTAATGAAAATAGAAGAAGGCGAAGGGGAGAACAAAAAACCAAAATATGAGACTGAAATGATGGCCCTTATGGATCAAAAAATAAAAGCACAAAATATAAAAGATGCTCTTATGGAAGGGAAAGGTGCAGGTTTTAGATATAATAAAGGAAGTAAAACTGATAAAGAGTTGATGGCTGACCTAGATAGGCATATAGGCAGGCTTAACATTGGAATCCAATCTGTTGTTGATGATGGCCATTTAAGCCCACAAGAATTAGAAATGATTGCTTTAGGTGATGTTGGCATTTATGAAGAAACTAAAGCAAGAAACTTAGATAGGATTAAAAAAACATATAACACTTATGCTAAACAAATTGGAAGGGCTCAAACGAATAAAGATATTATAAATAGAAAGCTGTTAAAGCCTAACGACAAAGAAGCAACTATTCTTTCTGAGGCATTACTTAAAGAAGCTGGGTTAGAATTAGGTACAGATGAAGAGCAAAATTTGAACACATTGGCTGCTTTATTAGAGAGCTATGATGCAACAATTACCAACAATAAAACACTTATGACTCAACTAGATGATGGCCATAAAGCATGGGCAGGAACTTCAGTTTTAGTTGATGCTAAAGAGCTTGCAGATTATGCTGATGAAAATAAGCCTAAACCTTTGCCAAAAGATATTGATAAAGATCAGGATGGTATCCCTGATTCTATTGATGCAGACAGTGCCTTTCCACCAGGGCCTGTAGAAGACATAAAAAGCATAAAATACAATCCTTCTGGTTATTCAAAACCAAAAAACTTTAATGAAGCAATAGAGTCTAAAAAAATAGCTGAAAGCGAATTAAAGAATGTAAAAGATAACTATGCATCAACTAAAAACAAATTATTCCAGTCAAGAAATTATGCTTCTCGAAATTTAAAAAGATTTGTAACAACAGGCCCTTTTAGAGAAAAGTTTATATTAAATAAAGGAGGTCTTCCTGGGGCAACAGAGCCTAAAAGGTTTCAGACTGGGTTTGGACTGTCTCCTTTTGAATTGCCCTCTTGGGATCAAGCTCAGTTTCGTGATGACTTCCAGTACAGCAATGAAGAATTTAAAATGATAGAGAATTACTTTAACAAAACTTTGTTGCCTAAAATTATAAAAAATGCAGGGTCTGATGAGGCTGCTCAAGCTAAAGAAGATTTTTTAAATTTTAAAGAATCTTGGAAAAGCCATAAAAATCTTGATAAATTTGAATCAAAAGTAAATAAAATTGGAAAAGATGTAGACAGTTTTATTTTAAACAATTAATGTCTCAATATAAACAACAATTAGAATATCAGGTAAAAGTATCTGATTGGTTTAAACGAAACTACCCTAAAGAAATACATGAAGGGTTAAGTGAAGAGGATATTTACAATACTGTTAGGGTAAAAGACCCTTCAATGCCTGAATACCAACCTTTTAGCCCAGTAAGATCTACACAAGAGTCTATGTACAGCAAACCTACAGACTCTCCTGATGACTACGACACATCCCCTAGTTACTTAAAAGACTTAGTGTCTACTTTTAGTGGGTTAAGTGTAGCTACTTTTAGTGATAGTGATTTTGCTAAAAAAGCTTTTAATAACTCATCTGCTGGTTTATTGCATCAAGCTATGTATGGTAAACCTAAATACGATGTAGATATGACAGCAGAAACAGGAATGATTGAACAGGCAGGACAGTTTCTTGTAGGCATGATTAACCCTGTTGATATAGGTTTGCTTTTTACAGGAAATATTGTAGGAAAGGCTGCAGCTACTAAATTGCTTGGGAAAAAGTCTGTAGATAAGTACATGAGAACACAAGCTTTAGAAAATGTCGCAGCTAGAGTAAAAGCTAAATCAGCAGGCAAAGGGGCACTAGCACATCAACTTGCAAAGGCTGGCAAGTTTAGTGGAGAGACTATAGCCACTGCAGGCGTTACTGAAGGGATAAGTTTAGGTACATATGGTGCAGCAGGTGGAGCACTTGGAAGTTTAGCACAGCAGTCAACAAGGATGAGAAATGGCGAACAAGATGAGTTTGACTACTGGAGTGTTGCCTCAGAAGCTGCTAAAGCAGGATCTTCTGGGTTAATTGCAGGAGCTTTATCTGGTGGTGCTGTTCAAGGAACAATGGGTCAATGGTACACTAAATCTAAATTAAAAAACCTAACATCAGAATCTGCAAAGTTTAAAGACTTAGCTGTACAGTATGCTACCAACCCTGCTAGCCAAGTGGCTGTAGAGGCAGGTGTATTTTCAGCTATTGATTTGCCTCTTATGGGTGAAGAGTTAAACTGGGAAAACTATAAAAAAAATGCAATTCAAAACTTTTTTGTTATAGGTGGTATAAGGTCTCTTGGATATGGATATAAAAAGAAAAGCTCAGATGGTAAACCTAAAGATGACTTGACTACTAATGATGATGCTGATGGCATACAATCTATCTTAAAGGAAACGTCAGAAGGAAGCAAGAAAAACTTACAATCTAGAGAAAGCCAAAGAGCTGATAAAGCTGCAAAAACTGTTTCTGACAAAATACAAGAAGAAGGCCTTATTACAAACAAGCAGGTACTAGATGAACTGTTAGCTGGAAACCTTGATGACTCAAAAAAATCTGAAGGCTTGACTGCAATATACAATAACTTCGTTCGTTTAAATGAGCTAACAAGCCAAATAGACGTTCCTAAAAGAAAGCTTGAAATATTTAAAAAAGAAGCTGAAGGTAAAAAATTAGATAAGCAAGACGTAAAAGATTTAGAAATTATATCAGAAGTTGCAGAGCTTACCCCACTTGTATTGAATGCTACTAATAAAACTTTTAGCGACATGATTCTTGATGCCAGAGTAGTTAAAGGTAAAGATGGCAAGCCAGATGTATACACAGGTGAACTATTTAACCATATTGAAGCTTATAGAGATAGAACTTTAACTACCCCTGAGAAGAAAGACATTTATGACAATGTCAATAGGCTTAATACAATACTGACTGAAGACCTTGACAAAATGAATGACTTAAAAAGAATTTACGATGTCAATAAAAAAGATTTTGAAGCTGATAAGGTTTCTGAAAAAGCAAAAAAACCTGAATTAAAAATTGGCGATACTGCTCAATGGTCGCCCAAAGGAGTAATGCAGTTTAAGGAAGGTAAAAGAATTACAAAAATTATAAAAGACAAGGATCGTGGTGATTTTGTTTTTCTTGAAGGAGAAAAAACAGGATTTCCTTTAAAAGAAGTTTCTAAATTTGATGATATTAAGCCTGAAGAAAATGTTATTATTGATAACGCTAGAACTGTTGCTGATATCAAAGGAAGCCCTGAACAGATTTACGATAATGTTTTTAGTCAATATAATGCTTTACTAGATGACCTTGGTATAAAAAGAAATGCAAGGAAAAAGATATTAAAAGATATTGTTAAATTATCTCCAGGGGCTGGCAGTGACTTTACATTTTTAAAGACTAAGCTAACAGAGCCTGGATATGCTGATAAATTAGTACAGGTATCTAACACCCTGTCTAATATAAAAAATGTAGACAAAGTTAAATTAAAGTCTAAAGCTAACACTATTGACTGGTTTCAATCGTATGTTGATGCAGAGAATATTAGAAAAAAGCCTGAAGTTAATATAAAAGAAGAGCCTAGAGCTAAGATATTAAAAAGTTTGGGGGTAGAGACAGGCAATGTATTTGATGCATCTGATGTACAGATTAAACAATACCAATCGTTTATGAAAAGTTTAGACCCTGTTAATACAAATGAAAAAACTAGGATTGCAGATAAATATACTTTAAAGAATGAAGTAGGTGAAAACAAAAGCATGTTTAGGCAGTTCATAGGGTCTTTTGTTGGAGATGAAAAAGCAGGTCAGATTATTGAAGGGGCTAAAATGACCTCTTTGCCAGTATTTGAGGTCGTCAGGAAGTACAGCAAAAAACTTTCTAACACTCTTGTAAATAGGACTGCATCTGAACAAGGGCATATTGGCTTTGTAAATAATGCTATTTATAATATTAGAAAAGAAATTGGAAAAAAGAAATTTAAGTCGTTTAGTAGCAAAGTAAGATTTATTGATCCTGAGGTTATTAAAGATCCAAGCATTCCTATTGAAGTTAGAAACGAAGGGCAAAGGTTTATCAATAAAGCTTACAAAAACCCTGCAGAAGTAGACCCTAAAAAAAGAATTGTTAATTTAGAAACAGATGAAGGCAAGTTTGTACAAGCAGTTAATGACATGTATGATTATTCTAGAAAAGAATTAACTGACATTGTGTATAAAATATCTGATTCAGAGGCTTCTGCTGAAGCATGGATAAAAGATAACTTTATAGAATTTCAAGAGCCAGGAACTTATGTTAATCGTATTTTAACAAAAGAGGCTAGAGATCTTTTAGACTTAAACCATAAGAAGATTCAAAACGTCATTGACGAAAAAGCTGAAGCCCTTGCTACAAAGATGGCTAAAGATAAATATGGAAATCCTACAAACAAACAAATTGGGGAGTTTAAAGAAAAAGCTGAGTATCAAGTTAAATCTCAGATAGAAACTCAATCATACTATGGCACTCCTCAAGCTTTTAATAGGTCACTTTTAAACAGGTCTATCAAGTTCCCTGAATATTTAGAAGGGCCTGATGGCACTAAAATAAAAACATATGAGTCTGACTTTGATGTATTGATGGGTAAGTATTCTACAGGTATGGCTAAGTATCTTGCTACCCTTGAGCATTTTCCTGAGTTTGCAAAACTTCCAGGGCTGTCTACAGGGGCTCAGTATGATGCATTTATTCAAAAGATAAAGCAAAACAATCAAATAAGTGGCAAGATGTCTAAGTATATAGACACTGCTTTAAAGAGAGACTTAGGCTTGGAAGTAGTACCTGAACAGGGTGTTAGTGCCAGAGCTATTGCTGCAGGTACAGCTATTACTGCTAAATTAGGACTTTCAGGTCTAATGATGCCAGGTCTTAAAAATGTCCTTATGGGCACAACTATGAATATGGCTACATATAGAATGAGAGATTTTCTCAAAGCTATAACACAGTCTATATCTAGAGATAATAAAGAAATAGTAAGGAAAACAAATGCTTTAGACATTGGTACTAGAATTTACGATGAAGGGTTAACAGGTGTTGTTAAAAGTGTATCAGATGTTGCATTTTGGTTTGGTGCAATGAAGCCTTCTGAGAATTTTAATAGATACTCAAGTGTATTAATATCAATGGTTGAGCAAGAAAGGCTAGTTAAGCATTTATCATTAGACCCTTCTACAAAGCAATACAAAAAAGCTGTTAACAGGCTTGAAAAATTCTATGAGGTATCTGACTCTGAAATGGCTATGCTTAAAGAGTATGGGTTAAATGCAGCATCTGATGTGGATTTTGCAACAAAAAAGCAAAAGATAGAAGTTGAGAGGTCATTAAAAACATTATACCAAAAAATGAACTCTATGGCTCACATTAAGACACAAGGATCTGCTATGGATTTGTTTATGCCTTTATGGGCAGGCAATGAAAACACAAAGCCTGCACTTCTTTACAAAAGAATGGCCTATGCAGCAACTGCAAATGCAATTAGCAATACAAAATTAGCTATTGAGAATGGTGAACTTTTAAGGCCTGCAATGTATATGCTTGGAAGCTATATGACAGCAGAATCTTTAATGTGGGTATACAGTGAGCTTCTTGGAACACCTAAACCTGAAGCACAGGACTGGGATAATAGACTTAAAACCCTTGCATACAAAGGGGAGTTTTTAGGAATAGCATCTTCTTTTGCAAACCCTTATGGCGTTTCTTTTACTGAGTTTGTTATGCCTGTGCAGCTTGATAATGCAGCAAGTATTGGTAAGCTTTTATTAGACTACAAT